GATCTGCTTTTTTGATAGCCGCGGTGCTGCAGCCAAAACGGCAGCGCCGCAATGTCATGGCCATGACAAACCAAAAACAAAGGAGGAACCCCAATGGAAAACACCAACGCAACCATGGAAACCATGCTGGATACCGCTGCCCAGATGCAGCCCCAGCAGCCTGTCCCCCAGCAGGTGCAGCAGCCCGAAATGAACATCGCCCTCAAAATGCGCGCGCAGGAGCTGATCACCCAGGCGCGTACCATTCAGGCTGTTGCACAGGTGGATGTGATGGCACTGTACAACACCGATGCGGAAATCCGCACCCGCATTCTGCGCGGTGAATGGGACTTCATTGACGTGTGGAAGCAGATGCAGCCCGCCCAGCAGCTGCCCGTTCCTGTGCGTACCGCCAACGGCGGCGCGGGCGCAATGAACATCGGCGGCATGAACGATCAGCAGTTTGAAAAGCTGAACGAGATGCTGAAAAGGGGCGCTAAGGTGGATATGCGGTACTAAGGGGCTTGCAGTGTACCCACCTCATCCGTCAGGCCTTTGGCCTGCCACCTTCCCCTCAAGGGGAAGGGTGCGAGAGGGGTTTCGTACCATACTTGTGCGTTCTCCGTAGGGGCGACCAGTGGTCGCCCGCCAAGCGGCTGGTTCGCACGAGTAACAGGACGGGCGACTGATAGTCGCCCCTACAATGCCGAATACCAAGCCCGCCCCATCGAAGGAGGCCACGCGCAAGCGAGCCGGAGGTCGTTGTTTGACCTCCGGCGGTCTTCGCTGCAACCCTAAACACAAAACGCAACCCTTGACCGCGTGAAACGCGGTCAATCCACGGGTGCAGGGCGAAGCCCTGCACCCCGTAAACCTATCAACCAATAAGAAGGAGGACACACTATGGCTCTTTTTGACAACATGAACATGACTACGTCTGGTGGCGTTGCCCCGGGCGTGGTGGATTACTACGAGCGCACGCTGGTGGAAAATGCCCGTCCTGAGATGGTGCATGGCCGCGATGCGCAGAAGCGCACCCTGCCGGAGCACAACGGCAAGCATGTGCAGTTCCGCCGTATGATTCCCTACGAGGCCTGCACTGAGCCCCTCAAGGAAGGCGTGACCCCTGCCGGTCAGGAGATCAAGCAGACGGCCTTCACCGCCATGGTCAAGCCTTATGGCCGCCATGTGGAGCTGACCGACGAGCTGAACTTCTATCAGCTGGATAACATGCACCAGGAGGTAGCCAAGCTGCTTTCCGATCAGGCGGTGCTCAGCCTGGATACTATCTGCCGCGACGCGCTGTGCGCCGGCATGAACGTGCAGTACGCCAATCAGAAGACTGCCCGTTCCGCCATCACTGCGGCGGACAAGCTGACCCCCGAGGAGATCAAGCAGGCCGTGCGCACCCTGCGCCGCAACAACTGCCAGCCCTTTGAGGACGGCTTCTATCACGCCATTGTGCATCCCGACGCCATCTATGACCTGACGGCCGATGAGCAGTGGATTGACGTGGCCAAGTATCAGGACAAGGACAAGATCGAGCGCTACGAGCTTGGCTGCATGTACAAGGTCAAGTTCTTTGAAAGCACCAACGCCAAGGTGTTCAAGGGCGACGCCTACCTGTTTGGTACCACGGCCAAGCTGACCATCGCTGCCTGCGATGAGGCAGGCCGCTGTGTGACGGTATCCGAAACCCTGACCACCGATGACGCCCGCGAGCTCAGCGGCAAGCTGGTGCAGGTGGGTGCTCAGCCCATGTGCATTGACCGCGTGGACGCCGCCAACAAGAAGATCATCTTCCGCTGGATGCCCGAAGGCGGCGTGTCCGGCAGCATCACCCCCGCCGGCGGGGGTGCGGATGGCGCACCCGTGTACGGCACGGTCATCTATGGCCAGAACGCCTATGGCGATATCGAGCTGGGTATGGGCGGCGAGAACGTCAAGATCATCATCAACCCGCCCGGCTCTTCCGGTGCGGCTGATCCCTTGGAGCAGCGCGGCACCATCGCGTGGAAGGTGAAGGGCTTTACCTGCGTTATCCTGCAGGACGCCTTCATCGTGCGTGTGGAGCACGGCGCAAGCGCCTAACCAGGGGCAGTGCCCCTGGACCCCGGATTGACCGCGCATAGCGCGGTCAAAGGGGATGCCGATTGGTGCATCTAAGGCCGCCGGGGGCCAAGCAACGGTCCCCGGCTTGCCGGATGCACGAGTTACTGGCTATTGAGAAAGGAGATATCAAAGATGAAGAAAACCAATGTTGTTGTCGAACCCACCGTGCGCATCTTTCTGCCGCTGGCGGAGGAAACCGGCACTGAAGTAACCGTTGATCAGACCGAAAACGTGATCATCAACGGCAAGGTTACCCAGATCCGCCGCGGCGAGTACGTGGATGTGAAGGTACCGGTGTTCATGCAGCTTAAGCAGCGCTATCCCAATCTGTAAGGAGGGATCTGCATGGATCTTTCGGCGATCAAACAGCAGGTCATGTTCCAGATCGGCGGCGACGCCGAGGATGTGCAGGACTTTCTGCCTTATCTGACCCGCTATATCAACGAGGGTTATGACCGGCTGGTCATGGCTGCCTATGGCCGCCATGTAAGCGAGCTGGACAGCGACTGCCCGCCGCTTTCGCATGACCGCAGCACGCCCACCCTGCCGGAGTGGACGCATCAGGCCATTGCGGACTGGGCCACATGGCTCATCTGCCGCAATGGCAGCGCCCAGCGCCAGAACCGTGGCTATGCTTTCCGCAAAGCCTTTGAGGATGTGGAAAGCAGGCTGAGGCTTTCGCAGAGTGGGAAGCACATTCATCATATACCTATGTAAAAATGATGGGATTCTTAAGGGCGAAGTCCTTAAGCGGAGAGATTGCCAAGAGAGGCAGAGCCTCTCTTGGCCCGCCGGAGGCCTCCGTAAGACCCCGTTTGAAAGGAGAGATGGCCTGATGGCCTATGTAATGCGAAACAGTACCAGCGCTACGGTGCGCATTCCGGAGTGCAAAGGGCTGCTGCAGTACGGCGACAGCGTGGGCATGGATCCGCGCTATGCAGCGGACTGCGTAAACGCGCTGACAACGCAGGGCATGCTGCGTCCCATGGGCGCATGTACGCTGCTTGCCCCGGAAACACCGGCGCCTATTCAGACGCTGGCACGGCTGTACCGCCGCTGGTATGCCCCGGACGGCCAGCATGAGGTGCTGATCGCCGCTGCAGGCGGCCAGCTGTACTGGATGCTGCCCCAGAGTGAAGCCTGGACGAAGCTGGATATGCCCTATGGATGGACCCAGCGGAATTATCTCAGCGATGTATGGAGCTGGGCGGCATATGAAATCAACGTGGCGGACCGGGATGCGCCTGTGGATGTGCTGCTGATGAGCAACGCCCAGGATGGCATGATCTGCATCCGGGGTGATAACATGGCCGTCAGCGCCATTGCCACCCCCAAAAAGTTTGGCGTCATCGCACGCTATGCCGAACGCATCTGGGGCGGCGGCATTCCGGATGATCCGGATCTGCTGGTGTATTCCGCACCCTATGATCCCTTTGACTGGTCGCCCAATACGGAAATCCCCGAGGATGGCGCAGGCGATGTGCTGCAGCCCTCATGGGATGGCGACAGCTTTACGGCGCTTACTTCCTTTGGCAGCCAGCTGATTGCGTTTAAGAAAACGCGCGTCTGGCGCGTGCTGGGCACCAATCCCGGCGAATATGTGTTCAAGGAACAGTACGGCGGGGGCACACCCTGCCCGCAGACGGTTGCGGTGGATACCGCGCGCATTCTGATGCTGGGCCGGGACGGCGTGTGCTGCTATGACGGCGAAAGCGCCGCGTCCTTCCAGCAGGAATGCGCGCAGAAGGTGTTTGAACGCATCAACCCGGATGCGTTGGGCGAGGCGGCCGCCTGCCTGTGGAACGGCACCTACTACTGCGCCCTGCCGCTGGACGGAAGTTTGACCAACAACGCGGTGCTTCTGTTCAGCACAAGGGAAAACACATGGCTTTTGCGTGATGACGTAGCGGTGGAAAGCTTTCTGCCAACGGAGGATGCGCTGTTTTTTACCAGTGCGCAGACCCCGGGCCGCATCTGGCAATGGCAGGAAGACTGCATGCGCACCGGGTCGGCACAGCCCATGCGCTGGATCAGCGGCTGGCAGGATCTGGGCGCGAATGATGTGCAGAAGCATGGCTTCCGCCTGTACCTGTGCGTGGAGTGCACGCGGGATACGCCCATACGCCTGACGGTGGAAACGGAAAACCGCGTCTGCACGAAGAACGTGGTGTTTCATCCCGGTACAAAACAGCGCTGCATCCCCTTCAGGGTGTATGGCAGGCGCTTCAGGCTGCGGGTGGAAAGCGACGGGGCCACCCCCTGGCAGCTGCTTGGCGGTATGCAGATGGAAATGGATACGGAGGTGGATTGAGATGAGCGAAACCAACCGGCGCAGACGCGCCTCGCTGACCCAGTACGAACCTCTGAAAACACCGGAAAAATGGCAGGATGATGAAAAACGCTTTGCCCTGCGGCTGACGCAGCTGCTGGACGAGCTGTTTGAAAAACAGTCCGCCATGCTCAGGCGGATTGCGGCGCTGGAAAAGGCGCAGAAGGAGTGAACAGCATGATTGAAA